CACCAGTCATACACATCGTGGTAGTCAACGAAGTTGTCCCCAGACGGGGTAAGGAATCCGCGCTGGATGTAAATGTCATAGGGAACACCGTCCCGCTTTGTTGCCTCTTCTATCTTTTCTTCAGGGAGGAAGAAGTGAGCAACGACATACAGTTCCCCATTCTTTTCGACCACCAGCACAACAGCCGTTAAGTCAGTGGTCTGGCTGAGGTCTATGCCAAGGCACGCATACGAGTTGCGGAGTGAATCAAGGGTGATCGGATCTCCTCCGGCCTTCTCGACCACCTGCGCAGACAACCAGGCGGCGGAACTGTTCTGTTTGATGTTGCAGTATTTACAAAGAAACTCAGCCTTCTTGCTCGGGCTGTTCTCAGCTTTCACGATTTCTTCCATCATGAAGCTGGCCCGCACAGAAACGCCGAGGTTCGGGTTTGCTTTTTTAAGTTCGTTGATGTCGTTCCACTTGGTGACATCATCGATCATGTAGATCAGCGGCAGCAGCCGTTTCTCAGCACTGTTGCCCAGGAGGAACCGAGTGGCCCGCGTGAACAGTTCGTCAAAGATGCTGTCGCTCACATAGCCGGCAGTCGTGACACTGAACAGCAAAGGTTCTTCACGCGCTCCAGTTGCGGAGGCCATGACCTCGTACTGCTTCAGGCCCTTCACGCCCTCCCATGCCGCAATCTCATCATTGATACACAGGGAGGGGTTAAAGCCGTCACTTGTCTTTGCGTTGAAGGCTATCTTCTTGACCTTGCTGTTTGTCTCAGGGATGTACAGATCTGTCTGCCGGTGGCGGGCCAGTCCGGAGTCATCGTATATCTTCCGGTGCTGTGTATCCTTCTCCTTTGACAGCTCCTTCAGTTCCTGCCACTCTGGATCCATCTGAATCATCTGCCAAATATTGTCATAGACGATGTCAGCCTGTTCCAGTTTTGGTGCGAGACAATACACGTCAGTCCCGAACCCGCCATTCTGCCGGAACTCATAGTTTCCAACGCTGGCAGCGAGCACGCTCTTGCCGGCCTTCCGGCTGACGATCAGCAGAACCTCCTGGAACTGCCGGAGACCATCCTCGTCCACGATCCCATACATCGCAGAGAGAAAAGCCTTCTGCCACAACTCCAGTTTTATAGGTTGCTGTGCTTTTGGTCCTTTTGTGTGAAAACAATGGGCCTCAATCCACTCGATAGCGGAATTTGCCTTCTTTTGGTCAAAGTAAAACAGCTTTTCCTCAAGCCCGTTGACAAGATAGTCATAAATCAGGTGTATCCAGCGGCCAGCCGTGATAGAACCATCATTAATTTTCTGCCAATAGGTGAGAATCCAGTTTTCTTCAGGCATTTTCTTTCGTTTTGGCATAAATCATCGAAACGCGCGCGAAAATCTGCGGAAATCGACTTGCCCGCACCGGTCCCATAGAGTGTTTTTATTTTTTCGTTCGACCGGGGGGGTATCAGTGCATATACCTGTCGAGATATTGCCACCGGTTCATGGATTTATTGCCCCACCATTTTGTAATTCCGCAGTAGTGGACGATAGCCGGGTCATCAGTGAAGCCGCAGGCGAAGTTCTCGTTGTACCGGACAGGCAGCTCCACAAACTTATCCTGCTCGAGGCCGTACTTGTTCCAGGCATCCTGATCCGCGTAAGGCTGCGGCACGAGGTTGAGGTAAGCAACCATATCTTCCTCGATACCATCCTTCCGCAGCTGCTGCAGATTGAGCAGAGCAATGCCCATGTTGTAGTAGACAGGGCCGAAAGGTTTGTAACGGCCGATGTGTTCCGGCACGGCAGCGATCCACTTGTCCGTCATATCTGTCTTCCAAATCGGCTCCAGGGAATCGCAGATGATCGTGTCCACATCCAGGTGGATAACCTTGTTCACCTTAAGGAGCGAACCGTAGCAGACCTTGAGCAGGTTGATATAGGTGAAAGCATTGTGGTAGTTCACTCCGTTCTCCGGGAAGAACTCCTGGCCGGAGACATTGACAACCTTCACGTTGAACGGAATGTCGATGGTGTCATCCTCTGCCAGCACATAGATCACGGCCTTCGGGTTATGCTCGAGCAGGGAAGTGATGGATGGAATCAGCTTCGGGTAATAGTCGCGCGTCACTGCGTATACGATGTTCATGCACTGCCTCCTAAATAATCACCCGGCCAAGCTCATCCAGTGTGTACCGGCGCTGTCTGCGGTCGTGATGTTTCGCATGACATTCGCGGCACACGAGCTGGAGATTGTCCCAACCGAGTGCAATGTCGATATCGTTAATGTTGTTCGGCGTAAGTTCGACCTTGTGGTGAACAATCTCGCCGGCCTTGATTATTCCATTCGCCCAACAGATCTCACACAAGCCTCCCTGGGACCGCATATACTCGTCCCGCGTGTGTTTCCATGCCTGGGATTTATAGAACTGTTCAGCAAATGATTTCATGTGTTGCCGGCCCCTCCACTCCGTCAACTGATCCCGGCGCACAAAGTGCAGCCCTTTGCACCGCCAAGGAGGCCAAACGGTGTCCAAATAAAGTCTTGTTTAAACCGTCCCCACCAACGGCAGTTTTCCCACAGACTCGTCAGGAGGAAAGCATGACGGTCCGCACATTCGCCTTACATACAGAAAGGAAAAAAAGATGGAAAGATATGAGCAGCAAGTTTATAGCACGGCCTTGAGGTTTCTCTTGACCAAAAAAGAAGAGAGCGGACCGCAAGGAGATTGGAACCGGTCTGCCCTCTATGTTCTTTTGGATGGTAGCATACTACCACATTTTATGGGTCGATTTGTCGGAATTTTGTCGGAACTTTTTCACAGATCCACGAGTGCCAGCCGACGCGCCACCTCTACGATGATGTTGTTGAGGCGGTAGTACATGGTGCTCTTATCGATGTTGAGTGCCAGCGCAATGCCGTCAGGTGTCAGCTTGCCGTCCCAATACTTCAGGCGAATGAGTTCTTTGTCCTGATCATTGAGGCGGTTGTACACAGCTTCGATTGCCAGTATGATCCGCTCCATCTCGATGATGTATTCAGGGTTCCGCTTGATGGTAATCTCCTCGGTCGGTCGCTTCTCAGAATCAAAACTGCTGCCGGCTTTATATCCATACTGCGAGATCTGTGACGGGACCATGCTGTCTTTTATGAGCGCGAGCTGTCGCTTGTTTTCGGGATAGTATTCGATTTGCCACTCAATGTAACCCCGCAGCGGCTGCTCGAGCATAAAGTTATACTTCGCCGTTATGCGTCACTCCCTTCACGCGGATTATGCGGAACCACTCTCCAGGTTGCTCGTCTATCTTCTCCATGTGCATCTTGCTCTTCTGCGCCTCTTCCAAAGAAGAGAACCCATCAAGGATCGTCTTCCATCGGCCGGATCCTTTGAACTGAATCTGCCATTCCCATTCAGTCGCATAATGTTCGCTCATCCGTCCACCTCCATTTCCGCTCCGCAGTGGGGACAGAACGGGTATGCTGTCGTTATGTCAATGTAGTGAAAATCCCCATCGCACACCGAACAGTGGAAGCAATATGGTTTGCCATTCGGCTCATATTCAAGAATCCATTCCCCGTGCTTCCTCTCTGCCACATTGGCAGATGGAATAGACTCAACAATCATCGTTGCTGTTTCAGCTTGTAGTTTGAACGCACTGACAAGCCTTGCAACTACATCTTTCCGTTTGATATACTCGTCCATTAGTTGCCCCGCTCTTTCCCCATTGCCTTTAATGCTCTAAACAGTTCATCCGCGAACCTGCGTTCAATGAACACTGTTTCCCCATGAGGGACTACGCGGCACTCACCGTTGACAATTACGCAGAGGTCTTCCGTATCATCCCCCACGACCATCTGCAGCTCTTCATCTTTTGGGGTTGGCTTCATTCCTCTTCTCCTTTCTTAAGAGGGCAATCTTCAACCTTGTAGTTGTTCCAGTACTCCCAGTCTACAAAGCGGTGCAGTTTTATACATTCGACATAATTACTGAAAACATTCACAAGGTATGGGCACTTCTCACACTGGTTCATTTCTCTCCTCCTTTCGGCGGTTCAGGCAGTGGCATCCAGTAGAGTGGTGTGCATCCTAAACGGGTAACCTCGTCAACACTACCAATAAAAAACTCCTTGTATACCGTCCCACTTATGCCCGTCCATTCGATATAAATCAGAACATCTTCATCTTTCTTTGGGAGATTGTCCTTTACGCTTATCCACTCCATCATTCACCTCGCATATCCGCTCCGCAGTTGGGACAGTAGTTTCTTGGCAGACTCCCATCTTCCCACACCGCCCAATGCGTTTGAGCAAATCTTTTATGGCATTCGGAACAATATACATTATGAGGATAAGCGTCTGTTATTTGCCACTTCCCGTGCTTCACTTCGACCACATCGGCAGAGGGAATTGCTTTAATCAGTGCCATTGCGTATTCGTAATCAAGCGTTTTGTTTATGCGGTCTGTTTCTCGTTGCGGATTGAAAAACGCTATAGCATCTTCCCGCTTGATATAGTCGCTCACAGCTCCTCCTTTCCGGTCATCAGCCAGATCGGGTTTACACGGTACGCCTTCGCCAGTGATATGACCGTCGAAAATTTCGGGTCACTGTCATCGTACACGTCACTCTCGAGGTGGCAGATGGCCGACTTCGATACGCCGGTCTTGATAGCTACCTGCCGCTGGGACAGTCCACGCTCTTCGCGTGCCAGGCGGAACCGGCCGGCTCGGCTGTTCTCCCACTTCCGGCAGGTGTCGCAGTCCTTCGAGCAGTAATCTCCGTCGCAGTATTTCGGGTTATATGCCCACATAAAACTCATTCTGTATCCTCCGTATGTCGTTTGTCGATTTCTGTGATCAGGCCGGTCGAACCGTTCCAGTTCATAGAGATGGTCGTATTGCCCTCGCCGTGCCGGTTCTTGGCGATGATAAGGTCAATCTCGACCGGGCCGACCGGGTGCTGATTCGTGTAATAGTCTTTCCTGTGCAGCAGGATCACGCCGTCTGCATCCTGTTCGATAGAGCCGGAGT